AAGGACTTGACCACCAAGCAAGAGTTGGCGGCAAAAGCTCGTGCCAAAGCGGCGGGTCGTCCTTACCCAAACGCTGTGGACAACATAGCTGTTGCTCGAAAGAAGAAGACAAATGGCAAGTGAAGCATGGCAGCGCAAAGAGGGAAAAAACTCTAAAGGAGGGCTGAATGAAAAAGGGCGCAAGTCTTATGAAAAAGCCAATCCCGGCTCTGACCTTAAGTCTCCCGTAAAGTCTGGCGACAACCCTCGGCGCGCGTCGTTTCTGGCTCGTATGGGCGGTATGCCCGGACCGGAACGCAAGCCCAATGGGGAACCTACACGTCTTCTTTTGTCGCTTCAGGCATGGGGAGCATCAAGTAAAGCTGACGCCAAGAGTAAGGCAGCAGCAATGAGCAAGCGTCTCGACGCAAAGAAGGGCAAGTAAATGGCTGCATCATACGAAAAGGGCAAGTACACCGAGTCCAAGGACAAGAAGAAGGACGCCAAGATGACCAAGGGCTTGTCGCCTAAGGAAAAGGCTGAGTTTAAGAAGAAGGACGAAGCCCACGGTGCTAAGGCAAAGCCTAAGACCATGCAGCAGGACAAGAAGATTGATGCCAAAATCATTAAGGGAATCAAGTCCAAGCGCAAGTAAAACTGCCTGAGTATACCCCGCCAAGTGCGGGGTATTTCTCTATCCTTAAAGTGTAGGTAATCCGTGCGGACCCTATACAGCCTCGGCTGGCTTGCGTGCCTCGAAAGGGGATTTGAATGTTTACCGCTACTTGTCATGCAGGCGCCCCAACATTCATCCCCGTTAGTGCAGGTGCCAAGTGAAAGATATCATCAGTGCTATTCAGCGCGGTGCTAACTCGAGCGCTCCGCACATTACTCGCGACTTGCGGAGACACATCCGCGAGCACGGCTGGGACCCCCAAGTGGTTTCCAATACGTCCGTAAATTACGACGGAGAGCGCTTCACTGCAAGCGTTGCTGACGGGTTCCAAGGTCAGGGGTTTGACCACGAGTACGGCACCGAGACTACGCCCCCCTCGGCAGCCATCCGTAAGTACGGAAAGCACGCACCAAAAGCTGAGCAGCACCTACTTCGCAATATCGCAAAGGAGTTGGGGTACTGATGTTTCTCCTAGATGAGGACAAGGCTCTTCGGCAAAAACTTCAAGGCATTGTCGTAGAAGACCAAAAAACCGGTGGAGCACCGTCGCGTACCGTGGGTGTTTGGTTTGGGCAGCCCGACCAAGAGATTAGGGCTCAGTCCTACCCCTACATCACTATTGACATGATTGGTGTAACTCGGGAGGTTGACCGCGAGATGCGCGGATTGGTTAGCCCAGACTACCTCGCTCCCGAGGGCTATGACCCGGCGACAAGCGGCTGGAGTATCCAGATGCCTATCCCGGTAATGATTGACTACCAAATCACCACGTACGCTCGGCACCCTCGTCACGACCGCGCTATTATTTCGCAGTTGCTCCACAACAACCTCCTACTTCGTTTTGGATACCTTGAGGTTCCTTACACGAAAACCAATGGCGACTCCGCCGTTGTCTTTCGTCGTTTGGATATCTCAGATATTGCAAAACGAGATGTTACCGAACAGGCTAAACGGCTGTTTGTTAACGCTATTACCGTCCGTGTTTCCAGTGAAATTGTTCAAGGAACCATAGACACGTTATACAAAGTCAACCAAATTCACGTCACAAATGTTCTGGATGTCCATGCAGGCACCCGCCCCGGTGACCCCACGTTTGTGGGTCCGGGGGAGTTCACCATATCCGCATAATACGTACCCACTCAGAAGCACAACCCTATTTAAGGAGAAAATATGACCACCGGTCGCCCCGGCGTTTACATTACGGAACGCCTTCTCCCCGCGCCTATTACTACCACAGCAAACGCTAACGCAGCGGGCGCTTGTGTCGGTGAGTTTGCGCAGGGACCAAGCACGGTGACCCTCGTTCGTTCTTGGTATGACTTTACCAAAACTTTCGGAGGTTACAACCTTACTTACCCCGCCACCATTGGCGTCGGTGAGTTTTTCAAGAACGGCGGAACTGAGCTCTATGTTCGCCGAGTACTCGGTTCAGGTGCGAGCCGAAGCACTATTATCATTACCAAAACAGGAACGGGAACAGCGGCAACTGTTACGGCAAAAGAGTACGGAACTAGCGGTAACGACCTCCGTGTCACCGTGACTCTTTCTCGCACGGTTAGCTCCATCAACTACTACAACGTTGTTGTCACTCGTGAGCAAACGTTGGGCAGCACTACGTCAAGCGTACTTACGGATGACGTCGTTCTAGAAACCTTCTACAATGTTCGTTTTGATGCCGCAACCGCTGGCGCTACTAGCTCTCCTGATTTTGCAGAGTCTGTAATAAATGTTGATTCTTCGCAAATTAGCATTGTTGTTGATGCCGCCTCCACAACCCCTATTGTTGGCACATACGCACTTGCGGGCGCTTCTGATGGAACCGCGCCTACAAAGGCGCAGTACGAAGGAGTCCTCAACGATTTTCTTTACATTAATCGCCCGCTCGTTATGTTTGCTCCTGAGGTACACCAAGTTGCTGCTTTGGGGTTGTCAGACGGAAGAGCCTTCCAAGTTGACCTTGCTGCTTGGGCAACTGCTAACAACGGCTTTGCGGTTATTGATACACCCCCCGCATTAACTGTTGGAACCGCAGCCTCTCCCGGAACCGTATTTACGCACTCCGCGGCTATTGGAGCCAAATCCAATGCAGCTGTTTACTACCCAAACATCTACATTGCTGACCCGCTGGGTCGAAGCGCTACGTCAATTCGCCTTGTTGGTCCTGCGGGCTCGGTAGCAGGGCTGTATCTTGCTACGGATGCTTTGCGCGGTCCTTACAAGGCTCCTGCTGGTATTCAGGCGGGTATTGGTACGGCGGTTGCTACAGAGCTTCAGTTCACCTCAACTGAGTTGGACCTGCTTAACTCTTATGCCACTCCTGTAAACCCTCTCCGTAACCTTCCGGGTTCTGGCGTGGTTGTGATGGGTGCACGCACCCTTCTGCAGGATGGCACGGCAAACCGCTATGTATCAATGCGACGTTCGCTCATCTACATCAAGAAGCAGCTGGAAGACATTGCTCAGTTTGCGCTCTTTGAGAACAATGATGAGCGCCTGTGGGCTCGGTTGCGCACTGCAATCGGAATCTTCCTCAACGACTACCGCAATCAAGGCGGTCTGCGAGGCACCACTCCTGCTGAGGCGTACTTTGTTAAGTGTGACGCCGAAAACAACAGCGAGACTGATATCGCCGCAGGCGAAGTAAACCTCGAAGTTGGCGTGGCTCTTGAGTACCCCGCAGAATTTGTGCTCATTACTCTCAGCCAGAAGACCGTGAGCTAACCTAAGGAGATATGAACTATGCCCACCGTCATTAATAACCGGTCGACACTTGCGACTGACCCGGTAAGGAACTTTAGGTTCCTCGTCACCATCAAACCCCACAAGATTACAAATGGTCAGTGGGGCTACGGCGACGCGGTAAACCTCGGTTTCACTTCGGTATCGGGATTGTCAGTAACCACTGACAGCATCCCTTACCGCGAAGGTGGTTACAACACCACTGTCCACCAGATTCCCGGACAGACCACCTTCTCACCCGTTTCCATGCAGCGTGGAGTTACGGTTGGTACCAAGCAGAACTGGAACTGGATGCGCCAGTTGTTCCGCACCGTTCAGGGCGGCACAACGGCGGCAGCGCAGGATATCACGGACAACTTCCGTGCGGACATTGAAATCCGCGTCCTGAGCCACCCCATTGCCGGTTCTGGAGCTGACGACGCAAACTCGTCGGCTGGTAACGACCACATCGTCATGCGTTTCAACGTTTACAACGCATGGATTACGAGCATCGCGTATTCTGACCTCAACGCAGGCGACAACGCCATCTTTGTTGAGCAGATGACTTTGGTTCACGAGGGCTTTGACCTCAACTGGGCACCCACCCTGAGCCAGAGCGCGGACACGTTCGAATAATCACCCACTAAATAAAAGGAGCACAATATGACAGAGAACACTATCTCTGCAAGCGATAACCCGGCACTTGCAAACGACCTTATCAATAAGGCGTTGGCAGACACACCGACAGAAGACGGTCTAAAAAAAGTAGACATCACTCCTCCTTCGGACAACCTTGTCGAGCTTCCCGGTGGGTACATTACGCCCACCGGGGAGGTCGTCAAGACCGCTGAGGTACGAGAGCTCACGGGCAAGGATGAGGAAGCCATTGCACGAGCAACTACGGTTGGTCGTGTGCTGACACTCATCTTAAGCCGTGCGGTTGTCAAGGTAGGCGATACGCCTGCCACAGAAGACGTTCTTGACGATTTGCTTGCGGGCGACCGCGATGCTCTTCTGTTGGGAATCTACAAAGCAACATTTGGAAACCCTGCCGAATTAAACGCATACTGTTCAGGATGCGAGGACTACAAGACTGTGAACGTAGACCTTTCTACAGAAATCAAATACCGTATTCTGGGCGACCCCGTAGGTGACCGTAAGTTCACCGTTCAAGGTCGTGGAAAAGAGTACACAGTTATTCTTCCCGACGGTCGTTGTCAAAAAGAACTGCTTACCAGTACCGATAAGACGGTCTCTGAACTAAGCACTATTCTTCTTGAGAACACCGTTTCTGAAATTGATGGGCTTGTTGTTTACAACAAGCAGGCGATTAAGAACATGGGAGTACTGGACCGACGAAAGATTGCAACCGAAATAACCAAAAAGAACCCCGGACCACAGTTCGAGGACCTTACGGTTACTTGTCCGGATTGCGAATCTGAGGTGGTGGTTCCGATTAGCCTCGGAAATTTGTTTCGATTCTAGAGCCAACCCATATGCGCTACTCCTTACGGAGTGGACGGCTTTAGCTCGAAGCTTTTCCGGGTGGACATTGTCGGAGATAAAAGAGCTCAGTCCAAGAGAACGTAGTAACTGGATAGCAATTGCTCAAGGTTACGTAAAAGGCTAGGAAAACCAATGGCTGGCAAAGTCGAAAAGATGGTCACAGACCTCACCTCTATCAGCGCGCTGCTGACGACTATTCTCGAGCAAGTCAAGGGCATTGGTACTGAGGCTGAAACCGCCTCTAGCGCGGTCTCTAAGGTAGCTGGCGGAGGCGGAGGAGCCCGAACTACTACGGGGGGAACAAGGGCGGGAACGGGCTCTCAGAAGCTGGGGCTAGCCTCCGTAGGCGGTGGCGGTGGCGGCACTGGGATGACGGGTGGGCGGTTAACGCCCACCTTTGGTGGGGAAGCCAAGCCCGCCAAGACCGGCGCTACGGGCATGGACCCCTTCCGCCAAACGCCAACGGCGGGGGCTCCCAAACCCACGCCCGGAGTTGGCGCTTCTCGTGGAGAACTTGCTGCCGGGTTTGCCTCTTCAGCAATTAGCGCTACCGCTCAAGGTATAGGCGCTGTCTTCTCAATGCTGCCCGACGTCGGCGCTGTAGCTGACCGTGCAACAAACTACTACAACGCCGCGGTAGCTCAAGGTCGCCCCACAAACCGCATGGCTATGCAAACCGCATCGGCAAAATTTGGCACGACCAAGACGGGTATGAGCGACCAAATCGCTGAGTACATGAGCCGTCAGGGTGTCACCTTTAGCTCTAACGCAAACTCACAATACGGAAAAACACAAACGAGTATAGCTAACGCCGTTAGTTACCTTAACATGGACCCCATGGCGGCAACAAAAGCGTTGACTGACCTCAACAGCGGAGGGACGTCCGCTAACATGATGCGCAACTTTGGCATCATGACGTCTGACCCCACCACAGGGCGGGCAATGACTCAGAACGAAATCTTTGAGCAACTACACCAACGGTTAACTGCAGGGCGCGAGCAAGCCACAGTAGAAGATGTCCAAAACAGTTACCTGCGCGGTAACCTTGGCGAAACGCTTAGGCAGTCGGGGTTGTCGGAAGACCAGCAGCAAATGTACTACCAGTTTGCGCTTCAAAAAGCTGGTGGTACAAGCATGGACCTCTCTAACGACGCTCAGATGAAGGGACTGTCCGCGGGGCAAACCGCTGCCGGTAATGAAAACCCCTTGGAGTCTTTGTACAAACAGAATCAGTCTAAAGAAAGCCTATTCCAAGACTTTGAACAGCCGTATATTGAGGGGATAAAAGAGGCTACGGGGTATATTCAAACGTTTAATGAAGTGCTAAAAATGCTTCCCGATGAGGTTAAGCAATTTAACGCAATGATTTCTACGCTTATGGGGGACAAGGGCATTGGCGGGCTAGTAAGCGCCATAGGTCCTCTTATCGGTGTAGTTGCTTCTCTTGTTATTGGAATAACTTCGGCGTTTAGCACTATCCGCGGCATCTTGAAAATGTTTGGCATTGACTTGCCGGGAGGAACTCCCAAGACCGGAACCCCGGAGGCTAAGCCCAAAGGTGGGGCTACGCCTAAGCCGGGGGCTTCTGCCCCAAAACCTAAGGGTAAAGGCGGTAACTTTTTAGACGATGTTGTTAAAAACACCGGTAACTTCTTGGATGACATGGGCAAGGGTATGGGAAAAATCTTGCCTAACCTTGCAAAAGGTGCGAGCTGGATTTCCATGGTCCTGTCCATGAGCGGAGACACCAAAAAATCAGATGCGGAAATCGAATCCCAGCCTAACCTCTTTGACCCTAGTACATGGCGATGGGGATTCCCGGAAGAAAAGAAGTCTTCTCCCACCCAACCCCCAACACAAATGTCCCCTATTCCGGGGTTGCCGAGTGGTCAAAACACCAACACAGGCACCCCGAGCTGGGTTCGCCCCACGGGTGGTCTAAGCAGCTCTGTTGGAACAGGC